CTAAGCACCGAAAACACTTTCAGCTCTTGATCCGGCGCCTTGATCTGCATCCGGCATCCATCGCCCATAGACCCGCGCGATCATCGTCCAGTCAGCATGCCCCATCTGTTTTGCCACCCACATAGGGTGTTCGCCTGCCGAGAGCATCATGCTTGCATAGGTGTGTCGCGTTTGATACGGGTTGCGATACCGCACACCAGCGTTCTGCAGAATGGCAGTCCATAGTGTCTTGCGGATCGGCTGGTCGCCCTCCCAGCGCCGCTCCAGACGAGGATTTTGAAAAACTTCCTCGCCCTTCGCCCAAGTAAATATCTTTTGTTCCTGCAGCGCATGCATGGCACGTTCCAAAAGCTTGACTTCGCGGCGACCGGCGTTTGTTTTCGTGCTCTCTGCGGCTTTAGAATGCTGCGTGAGGGCGCGCGTCACCATCACGACTCCGCGCACGAAGTCGACGTCTGCCCAGTCCAGCGCCACCAGTTCGGAGGTGCGTAAGCCGGTCCAGAAGGCAAACTGCAGCAGGTTGCGCCCCTGGCCGGTTGCTTGCGCGAGAATCGCTGACTGTTCTTCTTTCGTGAACGGGTCGATATCGTTCTTCGACTGCGGCGCCTCCACCTTGGAATAGCACCATCGCGCCAGCGGGTTGACCTCGATCAGCTCGTCCTCTATCGCGTCGTCCAGCGCCTTGCGCAGGACGCTCTGGATGTTCGCCATGGTCTTGTTGGTCGCGTTCATGGGCTCCAGCTTCGCCCGCACGTCTTTCTTGCGCAGCGCCGACAGCATGATCGTACCGAACCAGGGGATCAGCTGGCCAACGACGATCTTGCGATAGCCATTGTATGTGCTGGCCTTGAGGTGCTTTTTCTGCCTGTCCAGCCACTTGTCCAGAAACGTCTCGATCGTCTGCACGTCGCCCACTTGGTCGGCGAACTTGACGGCATTGGACGATTGCGGGAAGGTGGCCGTGTAGTCAAAGCTGTTGGTGGCGATGGCATGCAGGATCGCCGCCCGGTGGTTCTCGGCACGTTTCAGGTTAGCGGAGGTGGGCTTGAGCGCGATCCTTTCCCTGCACCTGGTGCCGCGATACATGAAGGTGATTTCGATGCTGCTTTCCGATGCAGCTTTAACACCTCGCCCGTCTCTACCCATGATTCATACCCTTTCACGTCAATTAAAATTCGATTGTCTGGTGCCTTGATCCAGACGGCGTCTTTCGGCCAGATCCCGTCCCGGATCTTTGTTCTGATCGCGTCGGGCGTGTAACCCGACTCGGTGGAGAACTTCGGTATGGTCATGTAGCGAAGCATTTCTTTTTCCTATTCTCGGAATCGGTTTGTACCGCCAAAGCAAACGCTTCGGCCTCCGTGTATTGCGGCACCTCAGCGCCTGGCTTGCGGTAATCGCGCAGTCGACAAAATTCCTTGTAATCCGCTTCCTCGGCGGGGGATGCCGCCGTCATGCTGGGCACCCGACATTTGCGGCTGCTTTCTTGACGGCCTCGATGGCGCCCAGCGGCACCGCACGGAACATGCCCGCCCATTGGTGATCCAGCTCCACCCAAGCGTGCAGCTCGCCATTGCCCACGTCGCGGCGTAGGTCGTTGACGGTGCCGGCCTGGTAGCCTTCGTCGGTATCGAATGTCACGCGGTCGCCCAGGGCGATTTGCCGCGGTGAATCGGTCAGGGTGCTCAGCATTGCGGTGCTCCTTTCAGTTTGGCGGTAACGCCGCACACGCCGTAGCGGTCGATGGCGGCATCGATCACGTCGCCGCTGGACGCGGCAACCTCAAAAAATTCAAAGCGTTCGGTTTGCGTGCGAACGATCACGGCAAAGGTGCTCATGTGCCATCCCCTTCAAGGGGCGGGGCGTCGGGGACGATCAGCCGGGGCCACGGGCAGGCGTTGACCGCCGCCCAGGCGGCAATCAGGGCTGTTTTTGCCTCGTCAGGCAGGTTCGGCACGGGCGCCGCTGGCGGCGGGGCCGGGGCAGGGCGGTCGGGGTGCGTACAGTTATTTACACGAGTCCGAGGAACGGCAACCCCAACAGCCACCGCGCGCCCGCCTGTGGCCTGTACGGGCGTCCACGTATGGCGCACGGACTTGAAGACCACCCCAATGAGGTCGCTGCAGCGCACGCCGTATGGCGTGGTGCGCAGCGTTTCGCCGTAACGGCCGATGACGGTCTTTTCGTCCTTGGCCAGCGTTACGACCAATTCCTTGCGCGGCACCAGGGCACCGCCCTGGGCGCGCAGGTATTCGGCCCAACAGGCACGCTTTTCGCCTTCGATCTTTTGCGCAGCATCCCAGGCGCGACGCATGGCGGGCGGGGCTTCGTTGAGCATGCTTTCCTCAATGCGACGTAGTTCGCGGTAGACCGTGACGGGTGCTCCGCCCCATTGCTGGAATTGACGGATGCCCCAGCGTGCGGCCCATGCCTCGACGCGCGCCGATGGCGTCAGCTCGACATCGCCTTTGGTATCGGCCGTGACGACATAGCCTTCTTTGGTCTTGTGGTCGGCCACGCCGTCGATGTTCTTGGCCACGTATTTGGCGATGTAGCCGGCGGCGCTGCCCTTGGCCCAGTCGATGCGTTTCACGTCCAGGCGGCGTTTAAAGGCGCCCGGTTCGCCACGGTCTACGCGCCAGGCGTAGCGCTTCATGATGCGAATGGCGCGGCCTGCCACGTCGCGCAGGTGGGCCGTCTTGTATTTCGCGGTGGGACGCACGAACAGCAGCAGATGCCAATGCGGACAGCTATCGTGATGCGGTTCGGCGATGCGAAAGCCGTACAGACCGATGCCACGGCGCGCCAGTGCGGAGCGGCACAGGGCTGTCATCTTGCCAAGGTAGGCGTTGGCCTCGCGTGGCGTCGAGTTGTCGTATTTTGGATTTGGCTTGCCGCTGTGCTGCACGGCGTGAAAGCGCGATGGGCACGTCCAGGTGATAAAAATGCCCTGATCGCCGCACTCGCGGGCGATCTGCTCGAATCCGTTGATGCGCAACATCAGCTCACCGCGCCGGATGGCTTTATTCGCAGTCGTTTTCTCTGCCAGCTCGGCGATACTGAATTGCTGGCCATTCTCGTTTTGTACCAGCGTGGCGGCCAGCGCCGCCGCGTTGCGACGGTTTTGCGCCAGACGTGCCAGAACAGCCTCCGTGCTGGCGTAGGGTTCGCCGCGATAGTTCACGTAGCCCAGGCGAATATTGCCGGCCTCAAAGGCGCGGCCTACGCGCTTGCGTAACTGGCGGCGCCACCAGCGCGCATCTACCAGGCGGGCGATGGTGTCGGCCAGCGCGTCGAACTCGGGCAGCTCGATGCCATACGAGGCGCATTCGTCTTCCATGATCTGCAGGGCGTGCGTGTCAGATACTGCCATCCACAGCATTTTGGTCACGCCGGCCGCCGCGCGTTCGGCGGTGGCCACGATGTCGGCGTCGCTTTGCGACAGGTCGACGCCGGCCGGCACGTACTGTTCGGCGAACTCGCGCACAAAGCTGGTGGCGATGGATTCATAGACCTTGTACCAGGACGACCAGGCCATCTTGGCCATGGCCGCCGTGATGACGCGGTTGCGCCACTTGAACGGGATACGGGCCAGCTCGGGCGCGAACTGGGCGGATCGCAAAAATGCTTCGTGACGCTGCGGGGCAGGCAGCAGGATTTGTTTAGATTGCATTCAACAGTCTTTCGTACACACGGATAGCGGCAGAGGTAGCGGCGCGCAACTCAATGCGCTCTTCCTCGGTAAATGAATGGATGGGCGATTCCCAGCGGTCGGCGTCCATGCCAGCGGCGATCAGCACGGAACGGCGCGCGCCGCGCGGCGACAATCCCCACGCCTGCGCCATGAAGGGCGCCAGGTTGCGCGGCTTGATGCTGCGTAGCTGGGCCTTGGCTTCGGCGATGGCGGCCAGCGCATGCCCGGCGCCCGGTGGCGTCGGCATGTCCTTGTCGCGCGCGGCCAGAATCTCGGCGGCAGGCTGGAAGGACAGGTGATTGTCGATAAGGGACGCCGGCATGGTTCAGTCCTTGATGGCGCCGATGGCCCGCAGCACGCCGGGGGCAATGACAATCAGGAGCGTCAGCAGCCAGATGCCGCAGGTTTTGGCCAGGCGCAGCATCAGCGTGCCCCTGGCTTGAGAAATTGCTCTGCCCAGTACGGAAGCGTGTGCGATGCGCCGCAGCAGTGCCGGGAACCCGCCTCATTGGCGAAAAGGTAGTTCACTTCGATGGGCAGCTTGCCGACCAGGGCGCGCTGCTTGGCTGGCGAGAAAAAGCCGTCACGCTCCAGTGCCTGCGCATCGCTGACGATGAAGGTTAGATTGGCAGCGCCGTAGGCGTGATAGGTCTTGGCAATCTCATGGATGTGGGCGGTCAGCGCCGCGATGCCGATGCCCGCGCTGGCTTGCAGCAGAAAACACGTAGGTGCCACGGGGACAATGCAATTTTGCAAGGTCGGGCGGATCGTGCTTGATGCCAAGAATTTGTCGGCCTGACTGGCGGCGTGTAGCGTGGTTTCCATCGTTTTCCTTGTTTTTGGTTGAACGAATCCCGCACGCTCAAAAGGGAGCGCAACAGGGCACAGCAAAAGAGGGGAGTTACGGCGGCCGGGCTACGGCGGCGCGAGGATCGGGATAGTCATCAGCAGCCCGCCGTCAGGTCTAGGGCCAGCTGGCTGGTGGCCGCCGCGCGCGCATGCTGGGACATCGGGATGCGGATATCGGGCTTGGGCATGGCGGACAGGGAGAGAGTGCGCAGCACTTCCAGGCCTGCCACGAAGGAGTGCCCGCAGTCCGGGTTCTGGCACATGTAGGTGATTTCCTTGAACATGGCGGACATCGTGCGGCTTTTGACGGCGCGGACGGTGTATTCGCAATGCGGGCATGGCAGGCCGATGACTCTCATTTCAGCTTTCTTTCCACTTGGTACAGGGCGCGACCGCGACCTGTCATGTTTTTTGACTGCTTGCGTAAGCGCGACTTGACGAGCCATTCAGCCGCCTGATCGATACTTGCCAGCCCCTGGCGCTGGCGCACGAGTTCCAGCACCGCGCGCTCTTCGTCATTGAGGTGAATTTGATGGTCTGGCATTTTCTGTAACTTTAGAGTTGCTCAAAAGTGACTCGGTTTAAACGCTGCGACGCTGTACGCTGTCGATAGAGGCGTCATCCAAGGCGATCACGGCCAGGGCTTCACGCATCACGATCTGGCGCACCAGCACCGCAAGCTCTTCGCCCTGGTAGTTGGCGATCGAGGAAACAAGCTGGTGCTCGTAATCGTCCAGGCGCAGCATGACGCGGTGGCTGCGGATACGTTTTGCATCGGGGTACATGACGTTGTCCTTAGTGGGTGGGTTTGGAGGCGAGTTCTCGCTTGTAGTCGGCGAGGCCGCGCAGGATCAGGAAGCGAAGAAACCAGGCACGGGAGCGTTCAAGTTTCTTAGCGTAATCCTCAACCTCGTCCACCTCATCAGGCGTCAGGCGGACACCGAGTGGCCGAGAAGTGACGCCCTTGGCAGTACGTCCGACTTTTGACAAATTATTCATAATGTTATGATCTGTAATCGCTACGGAATGGCGTAAATATATCACTCATTTGAGTGATTTGGAAAGGTATTTGTACTCAAATGAAGTATTTTTTGATCGTCTCAAGGAAGAACGAAAACGTCTTGGTCTCAATCAGGATGAGTTTGCGGCCCTTGGTGGAGTAAAAAAGGGTGCCCAGTTCAACTATGAAAATGGCTCCCGCACGCCAGATTCTGACTATTTGACGGCCGTTGCAGCGGCTGGGGTAGATGTGTTGTATTTGCTAACAGGGGAACATGCACTCTCTGCGTTGCCTGCGGACGAGCATGAACTGTTGTCTGGCTATCGCAAATTGGATATTCGTGCGAAAGCGCGGGTTCTTGGTGTAGTTGAGGGAAGTATCGAGCCTGCGGCCACCCCGCCATCCAGATCAGTCGAACGCAACACACAAATGGTCTTCCATGGCAAAGTAGGCCAGCAAATTCATGGGGATATCACGGCCCCCAAACGATCAACGTTGGTCGCAAAAAAAATCGCCGACGTAAGTCGTGGCAGAAGGGCCGGCTCTCCATGCTAAGGAGTGTAGGAAAATGGAAAATTGCTGCTATGACATCTTTGCTCTTTGCTTGTAGTTGGTCGCAATATCGATCTGAAATGACGGCATACCTGGTAGACCGGCTTATGGAAAATTCATGTTATTACGATGGGAAGGCCTACCCTGTTGGTATTGTCATCAATACGGCGCAAGGTATTAAATGTGAATGTACCTCTGCGCCTAATGGTTTCCCTGCATGGATAAGCGGCAACTGGAGCTAAGTACGTTTGGCTATCAAAAAATTCGCGGTTGATAGCAACGTCCCTACGGAACATAAAACCCCCAAAAAGGAAGATGAATTATGAATCGGCAAAATTTTTCCTAAATTCTGTTGTATTTTTCTATTCAGTTGTGAGATTTTGATTGCAAAGGTTTTTTAGAGATTGATTGAAATTAAATTTGAGGGATAGCGTGAAAATACTAGATATGCAGGAAGATACTGTAATTAATGGTCAAGTTGCGTTTGCAAAGACTTCTTATTCTGAAGCTGTAAAGGTTTTGGTTCCATTAATTGATAAGACAGAATTTCAAAGAAAGCTTCAAGATAAGAAGTTTTATAATAAGCTTGAGCGAGATATATCGGATGGTTGTGTAATGCCGCCAATTACAGTGGCCATACTTACAGACAAAAAATTCGAGAGTTTGAAAGGCGTTCAAGATCATATAGAGAAAAATATATCTAAGTCATTCGTTTTGGATGGTATTCAACGACTTAATACACTTTCTCGTGCAGCTGCTGAATACGAGTTCACTGATGAATATCAATTGTATATAAACTTTATTTTGTGTAATTCTGTGGAGAAATTGCTCTATCGGATGATAACGCTTAATAATGGGCAACGTCCAATGACACCTCGACATCAAGTAGAAATAATGATTGCTAATGTTTTCAATTTCAAAGATATGGGGATTGATGTCGTTGCGGAAAAAGACTCCACAATCGCTACAGCAAGGAAAGCATTTAGGAAGGCTGATATTATTCAAGCATATCTTGCCTTTATGGCAGATAGCCCGATAGTTGATAATAAGAAAATTATCGAAGAGAAGATGGATGAATTGCTTGTTGGACGCATCATGGATGTTGAGCCAAAGAAATATATGTCTAGCTTTAAAGATTTTGTTGCTTTGTTAGCTAAGTTTCAAAAGAATGCCGAAGCGTTTAAGTGGTTGAAGATCACGAATAATCTTGTTGGCCTTGCTGCTGGTATTAAACATTCAATGAAGTTGGTACAGAAACTTACTGAAAATGAGTTTGCAGAAACTGTTGAGATATTCGATCAGGCATTTTCTGATTTCAATCCATCAAAAATTAAAGTCGGAAAATATCGTCGAGAGCTTGTTTACGAGTATTTCAAAAGCTTTGCTGAGTATAGTGATTTGGATTCGGATGAGTTGCTTAGCGTATTTTCCGAATTGACTGCCAATGATTGAACGATATTCTTATGTGGAAAGGATATTTTCTCAACACGACAACATTTCATCTGGGCTGTCTCTTGCGGAAAACGTAAACCCTGCACTACGTATATTTAGATTGTTGTCGGGAAGTTGCGATATTAAGGATGAGTATTCCTCTCAGGTATTTAAGATGAGAGTTAACTATCTGTCGATTCCATTTGAGAAAATAACTAGGCTAAAAAAGAATGCTATTCTTAAACATTTTCCCGATGAAATTACACTTGAAGATTTATCTGAATATTTTTTGAATTTCAAGACAAATAAAGACTTCTATAAACTCATTGAATTTGAGTTAATTAATTGCCTTACTTCGCGTTCCCAAGGTCGTTATTTGGAAGCCTTCATTTTTCTCTATAGGCTATTGGAGGGCATTAGTTATAGCGTACCTCTAATGTATATATCGAAATCAAAGAATTTCATGAAGTCGTTTAAGTCTCTTCAGGCAGCTATGCCTACATCAGATAAGGAAGGCGAGCTATTACTTTTCAAAAATTTTATCGATTTACATTGGAGCGGCAAGCCATTTTTTAACCTCACTATGGATATTAATTTGTCCGAAATAGATGTTGAGGAAATGCGGGAGATTTATTTTAAAATTTACAAAAATCATGTCCCTAAAAACGGAATTGAGTCTGAAACCGAGGATGAAGAAATTAAAGTGAAATTTGTTGATTTTCGTGGATTTCTTGTTTCCATTCGAAATAGATACTTTCATTTTTTGCAGGGTGGTTGGCAAAAAAATATTGAAACAGGGGAGATTGTTTTTCCTGATCTGTTTTTTAAGCCGTTAATTGATCTTGGATTAAATTGGATTGCTATTTCGTTATTTGAGATAATAGTTTTCGATATTGATAATAACGAACAGTAATCCAGTTGGATAGCAATGGGGTATGTTAAATTGGCCATTTCTAGAGTGCCTATTTTGAATTCGAAGGTGGAGGCGCTCGGTCTGCGAACATAAATGGAGAACATTTATGCTGTTACATTGCCTGCTCTTGCTTGCGTCGGCCCCCAAGGTTCCTCGCTATTCTCGCGGATAATGTCCCGCACCTCTTCGATATGCTGCCACGTATGCAGCGCCGCCCGTTTAGCGGCCTGCTTGCTCTTGTAAAGGTGTTCCAGGGTCTTGAGCGTGCCCATGGCGCCAGCCTGTTCCTGCCCCGCTTTTTTCTTCTTCGCCGCCACATCCTTCCACTTCGCCACCACGCCCGTGATGCCTTCGTCCGGGTCTTTCTCTTCCTCGCGCTCGGCCTCGACCGCTTCCGTCTTCGTTTCAAATTCCACGCGCGTGGTAAAGCCGCTGCCGCCCAGGCTGTGCGTGACCTTGACCGATAGCCATTCGGTGGCGTCGATCTCAGGCTTGAAGCCTTGCACGGTCACGGGCGATTGCGGGAACACGGCCGGGTTGCCCAGGGCCAGGCTCATTTCAAAGGTGGCCAGGCCACGCAGGATGCGCTGCCATTCGGCCACGGCCGCCGTGCGGGCGTCCGTTTCGTTGGCGAAGGTGGTGCGCAGGCGCTTGCTGTTGCCGGGCACGCCGGCCACCACGCTGCGCCGGCGCGCGTAGCGCTCGTCATGCCAGAAGGCGCGCACGCCCGTATAGGCGTCGCTTTCGGCGCTGTGGTAGCGGTGGCCATCGCCCAGGGCGCGCGTGATGGGAATGACGGGCAGCGCCTTGCCGCTGGCCGTGCGGCTCTGGTTGATGGGGATGAATAGCAGGGTGTCATTCTTGACGGTGGCCACCGCATCGTATTTCCTGCCCAGCCGGCGCAGGAAGGCCGCGTCGCTCTCGTGCGTCTGGTCGATGTGCTCGATGGAGGTATCGCGCAGGCGCGCCGACACGCCCGACGCCAGCTCGTTGCGAAAGGCGATGGCCTCGATGATGGCGCCCAGGGTGGTCTTGTGAAAACTGTGCTCCTGCTGCTGTTTAAACGTGTCGATCAGGTTGGCCGACCTGGCGCGCAGGGTGATGGTGTCGGGCGCGCCGCTGTGCTCCACCTCGTCGACGGTGAACTTACCCATGTCCACCAGGCCGGACGATTGCCAGCCCAGCGCCAGGGCGATCTGCGCGCCGCGCGGCGGCAGGGCCAGCTTGCCGTCGCTGTCGTCCAGGGAAATATCGAGCTGGTCGCTCTCGTCGCCACGGCACAGGGTCAAGGTCAGATTGATCAGCCGCGGTGACACGATGGCCGTCAAATCCTTATCCTCGATGCTGACCTTGAAGGCGGGGATATGCTCGCTCATTTGAACTTGTCCGCCGCGCTGCCGATGGCGCCGCTGATGCTGCCGCCGATCTTGTCTTTCATCTCGCTGACCACGCCGCCATATTTCGACGTGATGCCGCCGACCACATTGCCCACCACGTTGCCCACGGCATTCTTGGCCGCGCCCGCAATGCTGCTGGTCATGCCGTCGATGCTGAGCATGTTTTTCAGGTCGCCGATGTCGCCCAGGCCGACCATGGCCAGCACGCCGTCGTCGTCGCGCTTGAGCGCAATCGAGAACTCGACGCGGCGCGCGCCGCCGCTGCCGTCGAGGATGGTGCGGCCCTCGGTCATGCTGGTGATGCGATACGAGCCGAGTATGCGGCCCGTGCCCTGGATCAGTATCCACGATTTACCGGTGTCGGCCATCATGCGCAGCGCATCGAGCGAATACAGGGAGCCGGTCAGTTCCGGCGCTACCCAGCCCGACAGGGTTATGGTGTCGTCGCCGGGCCCCACGTACTGGTGCGCGTCTCGCAGGCCCACGCGGGCCGTGCTGGCGTGCTTCCATTCCGTTTGTCGCTGCAGCTCGTGATAGGCGAGCGTGGGCAAGCTGAACACAAACACTCCTAAAATCATCATCATGGTGAGCTTCTTTCTTTAATCGTGGTCGCGCAGGGACGAGCGGATGCGTGCCGCCTTTTCGCGGTCGCGCTGATCGAGCGCCACGCTCACCGCGCGGGCGATGGCGTGGGGATCGGTGCCGGCCTGCACGTGGAAGGTTATTTCGATCTTGTCGCCCTGAATCGTCATGCCGGCGCCGAAGCCGCCCTGCGACAGCGGCGCGCGTGTATCGAAAGCGCTGGCCGGCAGGGCGGTGGCCGTGCCGATGGCGATGCCGGCGCCCAGTTGCGTCAGGCGCTGCGCCAGGCCCGATACCTTGGCAATCGGCGCGCCCTCGCTACGGTCCAGACCTACGGCCAGGCCTTGCATGGTGTAGTCGCCGAGCTGGGCAAACACGCGGCTCGGGCTGTGGATCCCCAGCTTTTCCTTGAACCAGGCAATGGTGCTGGAACCGGCATTGCTGATGGCGTCCTTGACGGCGCCCATGGAACCGGTGATGCCGTTGACCAGGCCGCGCAGGATGTTGGCGCCGAACTCGGTGAACTGGGCCGGCAGCTTGATGCCGAACCAGCTCAGCACGCCCGCGAAGGCCTGGTAAAACACGCCGACCGGCGACCAGTTGATAATCAGGGCGCTGATACTTGCCATGCCGCCGCTGAATGTGGCTTGTAGCCGCGACCACAGATTAGCAATGAACCCGGCCAGCGGCGCCAGTCCCGCGACAATGCTGCGGCAAATGTTGGCGGCAAAGTCGGTGAACTTGGCCGGCAGCGCGATACCGAACCAGCCCAGCACGCCCGCGAAAGCGCGATAGAACAGGGCGAGCGGTGTCCAGTTGGCGATCAGGGCGCTGACGCCGCCAATGCCGCCGGCAAACGCGGTCTTGACGTGCGACCAGATGCCCGTGAAGAAACGCTTGATCGGCTCCCAGTATTTGTAGATCAGGAAGGCGGCACCGGCGATGACCGTGATGGCGATGCCAATAGGGTTGAGCATCAGCGCGCGGCCCAGCCACAGCACGGCGCGGCCCGCCCACATGAAGGCACCGCCCAGGCCGCGCAGGATCGGCGTGAGCACGCCGCCTGTCACGCCCATTTTGGCGAACATGACGTGCAGCATGGCATACGGGCCGATCATGGCGGCAATGCCCAGCATCAGCGGGCCGAGCACCAGCAGCAGGCCGGCCAGCACGGCAAAGGCCGTAATCATGATCTTGGCCACGGTCGGGTTGCGTTCCATGAAGCCATTCAGGCGCTGCACGGCGGAAATCGCCATTTCCAGCCCCTGCGCATACAGCGGCAAGAATTTTTCGCCCATGGTCAGTTTCAAGTTGGCCAGCTTCGACTGCGCCTCCAGTTCCTTGCCGGCGGCCGAGTCGCGGCCCAGCTTTTCCAGCCGGCCGATATCGGCGGCGCCACGGTTGAGCTTTTCGTTCTTGTGGATCTGCACGCGCTGCAGGTACATCTGCGAATACAGGTTCGACGCGGTGCGGTTCGAAAAGATGCTGCCGATGGCGTCGAGCACCTGTTTCTTTTCCGTGATGCCCTTTTTTGCCAGTTGCGGCAACAGCACCTTTTCCATCCATTCGAACTGGTTTTCGCGGAACAGCTCGGAACCTAGCAGCGCGCCAGGATTGAGGAAGGAAAGCTGTCCCGCTTTATCATGCGTGACCTTGCTCTTGTCGCCAATCAGACCAAATTCTTCCAGTTTCTTGGCCGAGCGTTTGGTAGTGCGGCCCTGATACAAGTTCTGGTAGGCGCTCATCAGCGACGTGCCGACGCGGTTGCCGCTCATTTCCTGCACCAGCGGTTCCATCTGGTAGTAAAAGGCGTCATCTTTCAAGCCCTTGGCCGCGATGCCGCCCGTCTTGATCATGTTCAGCCATTCATTCGGGCCGACGCGCCCGCCCGTGGCGGTGATGACCTGCTGCACGATATTGGCCTGGGCTTCGAACTTTTCCTTGCTCTCCAGGCCGCCGCGCAGCTCGATGACCTTGAGCATGTCCATGAACTTGCGTTCGTTGTCGGCGCCTTCGGCCTCGCCAAAAAAGGCGTGATTGGCAAACTTCATCTTGGCCAGGGTAGGGGCAACCATTTCCGCGTGGTGGACGTCGGCAAAGGCGCTCATGCCGTCGCGCATGAGCTGCAGGTTGTCGAGCTGGCTGGTGCCGTAGGTTTTCATGTTGCGCGCGAAGGCGACGGCCTCGGCCGATACTTTATCGCCCAGGCCCAGGGCGTTGACGCGGCCCACTTCCGTTTGATAGTGCTTGGCCTCGTTCAGTCCCTTGACGACAGGAGCGCCCAGCACGGCGCCCGTGGCGGTGGCGCCCGCGCCGGCCATGGCCAGGTTGCCCGCCTTGTTGCGCAGCTTGTCGGCATGCTGGGTGGCGTTGGTGACGCGCTGCTGCTTGGCGTTTGAGGCGGCCAGGCGCTTTTGTTGCGACGCCAGCTCAACGTTGGTCAACTGGATACTGTTCTTAAGCCACTCCTGGGCCTTGCCCAGTTGGCGCGTGTCGATGCCGGCCTCCTTGAGGCTGGCGCGCAGGACGCGGAATTGCTGGCTTTGTTCTCGGCCTTTCAGCGTCAATGCCTGCGTGACCTTCGTCGCCGCCTTCAAATCACGCGTCATGGCGCGTGTAGGAGACTCGGTCTGTTTTATGCTTGCGGCCAGCTCTTTTACTTTTTTTTGAGCTTCTTTCAGCTCAACCCCCGTTGTTCGAATACCGCTATGCAGTTCGCGGAATTTCCCCAGGTTTCTCTGCTGCGCGTTCAGCTCGCGCAAGCGGTCGCTGGTGGCCTTCAAGGCCTTGGCCGTGTCGCTGGAGCCGCCCATGATTTTTTCAGCGGGCCGGTAATCTTGTCCAGTGCCGCAAATACCACCTGTAACTTCAAGTCCCGACCAGCCATCTATTCCGCTCCGCTTCGTTGCCGGGCGCGTTCGCGCCAGGCCATCAGTTCATCAATCGTAAAGCCGTCCATCGCCGCCGGCGTCCAGTGAAAGACGCCGGCGATGTCGGCCATGGCGTCTTCTACTTCGCCGGGGATACCGAAAGGCGATCGGCTTTGCTCGCCAAAAAACCGGCAACCTCGGCGCCCACGGCCAGCAAATCGGCCGGGTCCATGTTGGCGATGTCGTGCGCCGTCAAGGTCGGCTCGGTGATGCGTGGCAGCACGATCTGCAGGGCCGACACGTTCAGGTTGGCCAGCTCGATCAGGGAAATGCCGCGCAGGGCGCCCGCCTTGGGCTTGCGCACGGTCAGCGAGGTGATGAGGGTGTCGCCGCGCTTGATCGGTTCGTCCAGATCGATGACGGCGCTGTTTTGGTTATCGTTGTTCATGGTGTTGTCCTTGTAGGGTAGGGGGGAATAAAAAGGGGTTACAGGCCGATGGCCTTGCGGATGGCGGCATTGGTGTCGCCGCCGCCGAAGTTCTCGGTGCCGCTCATGAAGTCCAGTTCGATGACGGTCGCGCCGTCGATCATCAGCTTGTAATAGCTGCACGTCATCGTGTATTTGTGGGTGGTGTCGTCGCCCATCTTGGCGCCGCCCATATCGATTTCTTTGTAACGGCCGCGCACGACCACTTCCACGGCGGCGACCGTGCCGTCGTCGTCCTCCTGGTAGGCGCCGGCAAAGCGCAGTTGCACGGCGCCGTGCGTGTGCGCGCCGTACTGTTTCAGAGCTTCGGCGATCAGGCCGCCGCCGCTCCATTCCAGCGACAGCGCCTCATTGCCGAAGTCCACGGACACGGGGCCGCTCATGCCGCCGGCGCGGTATTCTTCCATCTTGCGGCTGAGTTTCGGCAAGGTGACTTCGGGCACCATGCCCATGAAGGAAACGCCGTTCTGGAACAGGTTGAAGTTTTTCAGTTTGCGGGGCAGGCCCATAAGTTCTCCAGTAGTTCAATGCGCCCGCGCTGGCGCGGGCAGGGTGGTGATTGGACGGTTACGCCGCAATGCGCGAGGCGAAGTCGGCCAGGTAGCGGTCGGTAATGCGCTGCTGGAATTTCAGGTTTTCCAGCGGCGGCACGGGCGTGTAGTCGTAATCGATGGCCAGCTTGCCGTCTTTCAGCGCCGTCTTGTCGTTGTATTGCTCGTCATACCAGGCGTGGCCGTCGATGATGTAGCCTTGCAGTTTTAAGTCGCGGAACTTGGCGTTGATGCTTTCCAGCAGGTCGCGCACCAGGGACGGATGCAAGGGCACGTCGACATAGGCGAAATGCGCCTCGGCGATGGTGTCGGCCAGGACCTGGGCCGTGCGCGTGTAGCTCTCGAAATAGAAGAAGCCGCCCGGTTCCTCGCACGTGCGCGAACCCCAGAAGCGATAGCCGCCCATGTTAATCAGGGTGGTCACTTCCTTGGCGTTGAGCACGCCGGCATCGGTGGCCGGGTCTTGCAGGTCGAAAAACACGTCCTTGGTGATGCCGGTGGGGCCGTTGACGACCACGTTGGACAGCGTCTTGTGCCAGCCCGTTTCCTCGTCGATCTTGGCGCGCAGGCCCATGGCGTAGGCCACGGCGGAAATGCTGGCCTCGGCATCGGTGGCGGTATCCCAGTTCACAAAATCCGGCCAGATCATCATCACTTCGCGCTGGCCGAACTGGCCGCGATAGGTGGTGGCTGCCGTGACGGTGGCGCAGCCATAGGCGGACGCATACACGAAGCCGCGCAGGCGCTGTGCCACGCTGGCCAGAGCATTGGTGACGGCCTGGGTGTCCAGGCCCGGCGCGCCTAGGATGCGCGGTTTCACGCCCAGTTTGCTTTGCGCGGCCAGCAGGGCCTTGGCGCCCAGATACTTGCCGTCCGGCGAGACGCCGCCCACGGCGTTGGTGGTGGTTTCCGCTTCCGTCTCGCCTTCGGCCACGCGCACCACGACCGTCAGAGGCTTGGTCTGTGCGGCGATGGCTTCCAGCACGCGATACAAGGTGCCCGTCTTGCCGGCCTTGCCCATGGCGGCCAGCACGTTGGTGACGAGCACGGGCGTGTCGAGCGGGAACGCTGCCGGGTCGGCATCGTCGGCCGTGGCAATCAGGCCCAGCACGGCCGTGGACACGGTGCGGATCGGGCGCGAACCCTCGTTGATTTCAATGACGCGCACGCCATGGTGGTAGTCGGTGGCCATGTTTCTCTCCTGGTAGGTGGTGAATGTCGGGGTGTTATTGGATGCTGCCGGCCTCGTCAAAGGCGCGCCGCGCCTCGCCGGGCAGGGTGGCGGCGATGCGCGCGAATTCGGCGTCGACGGCCGCCTGCAGCACCGCGATGTCCTGTGCGGCCGCGACCGTCGGGCAGATGGTGATGTCGAGCAACCAAGTGCGCGCCGCTGCGATGGCTTGCACGGTGTCGGCGTCGCCGTCGGCCATGGCGGCAAAGCCGATGCCGGCCAGGCGGTTGAGGATGCCATCGCGGCGCTTGCGCACAGCATCCAGAAATGGCGAAGCCAGGGAACTGAAAGCCGGTGGCAGTGCCGGCGTGATAACCCACGTTCCCTTTTTGCCCCTGGCGATGGAGGAGCGCTTTGCAATCGCATCGCGTAAGACGAGCTCGTTTTCTGACGTTACTTCGATGGCGTCATCCGGCCATGACCCTGATGCCTGGTAGTCGGCAATCATGTGCGCCGGATAGAATCCGCACGTTTTCATTGAAAAGAAATTGTTTGGCATGTTAGTTCCCTATTGCAAGAAAATAGGAGGTAATCGGGCCGGAGCCACTGGCGGCTGGGCGGAATTTGTACTGTGCGTTTCCCACTGCTGAGAACGATGACGCCAGAGGTGCCACGCCAGTTCCGAACTGCGATCCTGTGATACTCAGACATTGTCTTGGGAACGCAATGGGCAGCGATGCGATGACCTCCTCCCCGGCACTGGCTGGTGTCTGGCCCCATTGGAATATCGTCCCGCCGGGGAGTCGTTGATGAGTCTGGGCAGAATCGAAAGCAAGCGTTTGATCCAGACAAGCGTTTCCCGACAAGCTCCATATAGGCGCAGTGGCTCCCTCGCTTGTTAGATGCACGAAGCCTGTGCTCTTTTGGGTGTATGACGCCACCGGACCCTTGCCGCCGTTGATGCTGTCCGTCCCGGCGGCAACATACGTAGGAAGATAAGCTCCCGTATACACAAAGAAGGTCAATGTGGCCCCGGCAGGTAAAGACGATGCCGCAGGGAGAGTGAGCGTCATGTTGGCGTTCACGATCAGCACCTTGCCGACGTCGGCGGCGGTGAGTGCGCGACTGGCGGTCAGGTTTTCCGTACCAGCGTACTGGAAACCCACTCTCTGGACGAACTCGGTTGTGGCTATTCTGGTGCTGGCATTAAACTGGACTGGCGTTCCTGCTATCTCTTTGAAATAGTTGTTAAAGTCCGCATTGCGCCACATTTCGGCGTTCGAATCGATGACTCTCCAAATCTGGTCGTTGGTCGCCATCAAGGTAAGCGACTGCCCTTTTTTTAACGTGATGCTCGCCGTGGCGTCCGGGGCCACGAGCGACGTGCCGACACCGGCTACCAATTGCGCGTCATAGGGGCCGGTGCAATGCAGATGAACACACGTCCCTGAGTTGAATGGAATACCCAGTGACTGTGGGTTAGGAATGGTGAGCGTCGTTGCGGCGACACCAAGCAGGAGAGCGGAACCAGCGTCATCTGCGGTGAGCGCACGGTCGCTATCCACACGAAGAAATCCGACCAAGCTACCGCGCGCGCGTTGCACAAAATCGGTATTGGCCAGCTTGGTCGATGCGTCAAACTTCGGTGGCGTCGCCACCTCTTTCTTGCTGTACTGCGAGTGTGGATCGGCAGCAGCCTGGTGCTTGACCAGTTGCTGATCGCCATAGGCGCGTACGCTGATGTCCTGCTGATCGACGTAGGTGACTTTTGCCAGGAGCGGGTGCGGGTCGGCGGCCGCCTGGTGCTTGGCCAGTTGCTGATCGCCGTAGGTGCGGGCGTTGGTGTCTTGCTGATCGACATAGGCGACTTTCGCCAGGAGCGGGTGCGGATCGGCAGCAGCCAGATGCTTGGCCAGTTGCTGGTCGCCATAGCTGCGCGCGCTGGTGTCTTTCTGATCGACATAGGCGACCTTGGCCAAGAGCGGGTGCGGGTCAACAGCGGCCAGATGCTTGGCCAGTTGCGCGTCGCTGTAGGCGCGTACGGTAATGTCCTGGTCATCGACATATTTACGGGTGGCCAGAATGACGGACGGGTCGATTTTCAGCTCGATGGCGGCCGTGCTGGCGACGATCAGCACGATGCGCACCACCTGCGTGCGCGCACTCCCCTCGGCCATCACAGGCTTGTAGCTGGGCGGGCAGTTGGCCACTGCGCACAAGTCGCCTGCCTCGTCGAAGATGCCGATCTCGCGTATCCACCAGCCGCCCACGTCCTCGGGCAGCACCTGCTCGACGATGATCTGGCTGCTGTTGGCCGGGTCGACCGTCAGCTGATTCAGGCCCGCACGGCGTACTTCATGCACCAGTGTCTTTGCGTGCGCGCAGGCATGGGCAGATTGCCGTTGCCGTCGCCCACGGCCAGGCTTTTCAGTTTCAGGGTTTGACCCAGGGCGATGGCGTTGGCCAGTTTGGCCTCGCCCACTTCGGTCAGGATGGCAAAGTATGTGCTCATGGATAGATGGTCAGGGTGTCGATGGTATGGGATGCGCCGGCTTGCAATAGCGTGCCGCGCACTTCGATGGTTTCCGCGATCCAGGGATACACGGTCATGCTGTCGCCGTGGTAGGCGCAAGCGCCCGCGTAGACGTTGCCACGGCTTTCCAGATAAATAGCCAGACCCGTCATGTGACGGCTGACAGGCTTGGCGTCGGCGATCAGGCGTTCCATTTCCTGAAACATGGCGTCCGTGATGCCCGTATCGAGCACACCCACGTCGAGGCGGAAGGTGCCGGGCGCACCTAGCGGCGTGGTCTGCCACCATTCGGTGATGCGGATCAGGTAGCCCAGCGCTTCGACCACGCGGCGCACGGCGGCAATCGTGCCCTTGTGCTTGTGGATGAAATAGGACGCCTTGATCGTGCCGCGCTTGATCGACTCGGGCCAGGCGTCGTCCCAGCGGTCGACGGAACAGGCCCAGGCCAGGAACGGCAGCAGATTGACGGGGCAGCGGTCGGCGTTCCACAGGTCGCGCAGCGGCACGGGCACGTTGACCAGCTCGGCGCAGGCCACGGCAATGGCGCGCTCGAGCGCCGTGGTGTTAGGGGGCAGGGTCGGCACGATGCTATTCATCGAGCACCACCACGTTCAAGTTGATGCCGATGCAGCGCGCGGCCTGCGTGGCGTCCAGTTCGATGTCCGCCGCCGGGCTGGTGAGCACGACCTTGCGCACGCCCTCGACGTGCACGGCGGCGCTGCAGGCGGAACGATAAATGCTGTGGCCCAGCGGGCGGCGCGGCTGCGACACGCGCGCGGCGTTGGCGCGCGCCGCGTCCAGCAGAATCGGCACTTCCGGGCCGACGCCGATAAACAGGGTGGCTTCGATCTGGTAATCGATGACGTGCGCGGCTTGCACCGCCAGGCGGTCGCCCAGGGGACGCACCTCCTCGGCGTTGAGCGCGCGTGCCACGGTGCCCAGCAGCGCGGCATCGGCAATGCCGGTGGCGTTATTGGCCAGCACCGTGACGATGACGTGCGCCGGCGCCGGGCTGGTGGCGCTCGCGTCCTTGACCTGGCCATCGCTGCTGCGGGCGTGGAATTCGTAGGACGCTTTCGGGCCAGCCACGGACAGGCCATCCGGCGCTTCCTGAATGCGCAGGCGGTAGGCGTCGTTGTCTTCCATGACCGCAAGCACAGGCGGCAGGGCGTTGGGATTGGCCGACGTGATGGTCAGGCGCGCCACGTTGACGTTGGCGCCCAGCTGGTCCAGGTCGCCGTCCAGGGCAAAGGCCAGCATGACGGCCTTGCCGGCCTCGTTGACGCGGTTGCGCAAGATGGTTTCCTGATACGCGTTTTCTTCCAGCAGCTTGGTGGCCGGTTCCGATTCCAGCTCCAGGAGGGCCGTGACGGCGGCGCGCTCGGCTTCCGGCAGCAGGCTGACCAGGTGGGCTTTGCGGCTGGCGAGGATGGATTCGAAGTCCAGCACCTCCACCACGCTGGGCGCCGGCAATTGTGTCAGGTCGATGGGCGTGCTCATACGCTGCCCCTTGCTTGACGGGCACGGACAGGGTGATGCCTTGGCCATTCGCCGTGCCATCGAGCAGCAGGGTGATGGCGCCGTCCGTGTCGCGCGTGAGCTGTACGCTGGCAAGCTGCAAACGCGGTTCCCAGCGGCGCAGGGCAAAGGCGGTGGCGGCGTAGATGCGCAACTGCGTGGCGCTGTTCAGGGGCTGGTCGATCAGCTCGGGCACTTCGGAGCCATAGCGGCGGCGCCGGATGCGCGAACCCATCGGCGTTGTGAGAATGTCGGCCACGGACTGGCGCAGATGGTCCAGGCCCGTCAGGCTGCGCCCGGTGGCGGCGTGCATGCCCATCATGCTTGCGGCCCGCCCGATTGGTCGCCGCCGGCCCTGACGCCGCTGTGTGGGTGCTTGGCCAGGCTGATTTCGCCGGCCAGCACGTCTTCGCTGGCTTTGATCGTCCCTTGCACGGCCATGGCCACGCCGCCGGCGGCGCCAGCCTTGGCGTTGACGCCACCGTTCAGGGTGGTGGCGCCGTTGACGATCAGGTTTTTCATGACGGTCAGGTCGCCCGTGCAGATCGTGCTGGGTGCGTTCGACGTGACCTTGTCGGCGGTGATGGTGGCGGTGCCGCCGGGGAGAACGGCCGTCAGCGCGTGGGCCGCATGGTCGTACTGCACCACGGCGCCGTCAGGGTAGTGCGTGGTGTGGACGGTGTCGCTGGATTCGGGCGCGTCAAACGCCTGCGAGTACAGGGCGGGAACGATGATGCCGCGCGTCAGGTCGCCGCCGGGGGAAACAACGATGACCTGTTCGCCGACAGTCGGCGCCGACCAGGTGCGCGTGCTGCCGGCGCGTCGTGTGGCCCATTTCAGCCATTCAGTGGTGAGTGTTGGCCCGAGCCGCACGCGCGCCTTGGCCCCCTTGACCTCGGCGATGGTGCCCAGGCGGATCAGGTTTTGTAGCAAGCGGAGGAGGTCGGACAGGTCGGCGTTCATGCAATGCATGTTGCCGAAGTCCGCGTGCGGATGCACGCGGGGGCGGGTTGATAAGTGGCTTAGTGACTAGTCCGTGATTTATAAACTCACACTTTCAAGTTTTGGGCGGCGCTGCGGGTGACCTCTTTGATCGGAGTAAGTCTAAAAATACACTAAAATTAGTGTATTGCACTAATTATGGTGTATTATCAGGTGTGGGAACGGCGAATCGCGCCGATGCCCTTTACAATTTTGGGACGATTCTATGCAAAAACCTATACAAATTCCTATGAACACCGATGAATACCGCTTTGCGAAGGTTCGCACCGGTATCACGGTACCGGATATCTGGTATGGCGTCACGAAAATGACGAAAGACCAAGATAAGGCCTATTCCTCCGGGCGCACGGTGATCCCGGACATCATCGCTACCAAGGTGCGTACTGTCATGGAATATTTGGAGAACTGCGGTAAAAAGTTGGCTGATGATATCAGTAAGGCCCTGCCTGACTGCACAGTCAGTTTCAACGATAGCACTGGCACCATCATGCTCACATTTCCTTCTAAGAAAAGTATCGTGATCGACTGTGCGGGCGTCGATACAACGAATCATGCACCTGTGTACGTCGCAGCCCGCTCGACCAAAAGCGAGGCGATCTTCATTTTTTTCGATGATAAATCTCCCGCGAGGCCTAATTACATCCCAGGTAATCAGTGGTTCCTCTGGCGCGGTGACTTCCCCGAAAATCGCCATATGTCGCAGTTCCAGAACTACTTCAATAAAATTGGCGAGCAGCTCCTGACATCGGCATTCCGCGCTTATGCATGATTGCAAGCCATACCAGTTCCATTACTTAATGCGGTGGAATTCCCAACCCGGCGAGAGCCGGGTTTTTTATACAGTCGCAACCTCGTTGGATTGTCAGTTGAAATTTTTAGGAAGCATCTTAGATATTTTCTATGTGACGCAGCAGCGATTCTCGTATTAACGTCCGATCCGGTTCACTTAACCCCAGCAACTGCCGCTCCGGGTACTTGTACAGTGGCCCTTCTTTCGACAAACGGTCTTGCCGGCCAAACTGATGCACATGCGCCACGCGCGCCACCCAGCCAAAGAACCCGACCTCGATCTGGTCGCCGGTCGCCTTCACTTTCAGGTGTTTGGCGGTGCGAATCTTGGCGAACATGGCCGCCTTCTGCCGCTTGATCCGCCCATTCTTCCCCTTGAATTCCTTGCGCTTCTTGCGCGCCGGATAGGCCGCACCATCCGGCCCCTGCTGCGCCTTGATGCGTTGCGCCTGGTTGCGGCGCAGGTCGATGGCCACCTTGTGATTGATGGCGCGGCGCTGGGCCGGCTGCAGCTTGGCCAGCAGGGCGCCGGCCCAAGCTTCCAGCGCGTGCAGGTCGTCAATCATGCTGTCGCCTCGGGCGTGCGCCATTCGGCCAGCAGGGTCTCGCCGGCGTACAGCTTCCAGAACTCGTCCGCATAGGCCGGCATGTGCTGTATCTCGGCCAGGTGTTTGATGTCGAGGCGGCCCGCCTCGCCAGTCTTGACGGCCACGCGCTCGGTCAGGTCCAGCTTGATCGAGATATCCACCGTTTCATGGTTGTTGAAATCGACCTCAAAGGCGATGCCGTGCTTGCGGGTTTCCTCGTTGGCCATCAGGTCGAGCTGGTGGACTTTGAGCCAGGCGATCAGGGCCACCATGATGGCGTCGGCGTCGCCCGCGTAATCGGTGACGATCAGGTTGAGCTTGAAGCGGTATTCGAAGGAGAGCGAGGCGGTGGCCGACGCCACCACGTTGCCCTCGTCGGCGAAGACCAGCAGGCGGTCGGGGTCGCGTTGCAGGTCAGGAATGGCGGCGGCCAAGTGCAGGCGTAGGCTATTCGGTTTGTACATGGTAGGTGTCTCGTACTAGGTTGTAGGCGTCGATGCAGGCGTTCAGCTGGCGGGTGGCGTCGTCGCCTTCGCCGGCAATGGCGTCAAGAGCTGCCGCAGTCGCTGGGTCAAGTTCGGCGCGCGCTTGGTGCTGATCGCTTGCGGCAGCGGTGGAATCTGCAGTGGCGGCACACTGGCCGCTGGCGACCCGGATTGACAGGCGCATAGCGCCGCTGCGCACGTCATCGTTAAAACGGTCACGCTCAGTTTTTGCATGGGTTTGCTCCTGGTTGAGGTGGTCGGCGCGCTGCGCCAGGGCGGCGCCGGCCGCGCGCTCCAGGGTGAGCACGCGGGCGGTGGCCTGGGCCAGTTCGGTGGCGGCGGTGGTTTTGCAGGTGGCTACATCCCGCTGCAGCGCGGCGATGACGGCGTCCTTGCGCCAGCCCTGCGTCGTCCAGCCCGCGATGGCGCCGCACACGAGAACAGCGGTCAGCGGGCGCCAGGTGGTCGTGCTCACATGGCCACCCGTTCCTTGATCCAGCCGTACAGAAAACGGCGCTGGGTCTTGTTGGCCTCGGTGATTTCTAGGTAGCGCGCCGCCTGCAGACCGTTCAAGGCACGTAGCAGCACGGTGGCGCCGTCCTGGCCGCGCCATGTCAGGAAGGCACTAAGGGCGCCCAGCGACTGCGCGCCCAGGCGGCCGTCGACGAACAGGGCGGGGTAGCGCGCGCCCGTGTCATTAAAGCCGTTCAGCCAGCGCTGCAGGAACTCGGCCGCGCGGTGCGGCCCCATGTTCACGCCCGTGTCGATCACTTCGGCGCCGATGCCGGCATGGATGGCCAGCACCTGGTCGAACTTCGGTTCCGTGATGTAGCGGGCCGTGTAGATGGCGCGCGCCACCGCCACGGGCAGGTCGCGCATCGGGCCTTGATAGCCGTTGGCGCGCGCCACCGCCACCGTGATGCCGAAGTTGGTTTCGCCGCCCTTGTCTTGCGGGTCGTTCACATAGCCACCTTCGGCGCGCAGGATGGCGTCGATGGTGCGCGCGATCAGGGGATTTTCCATGGTGGCCATCAGTGCTCCTTTGCGTCTTTGACCAGCTCGGCGATGTCCTTGTCGCTGCGGCGCTGGAACCACAGGGCCACGGCGCGCGATACCCACCAGCCGGGCGCGCCGACGATCAGATCAATGGCGGAGGCGTTGACCATGGCGCCGATGGCCGGGAGCTGGGCGCACAGCAGTTGGTACACGGTGCCGCCCAGCAGGCACGAGAACACGCCGGCGCAGGCCAGGCGGGCGACAAACTCGCCCTTGTTGAAGGTGCCGTCGCTGTTCAGCGGCGGCAGCACGATGTACAGCATGGCGGCGCCGACCATGCCCAGCGCCGCCTTGAAGCCGTACAGTTTGACCAGGGTGGCGAAACCACCAAACGATTCTGCGGACATTGCTTGATTCTCCGGTGAGAGGGGTAATAGATTTTTCATGATGGATAAAGGGTAATTGCCAGCATCAGTCCCATAGCTGCACGATGTCTGCGGCTTGCGCCGTGCTGATAGCCGGTTCGGGCAGGGTGACGACCAGGCCGGCAGGCAGCACGGCGCCGTAGCGCGCCAGCGCGGGATTCAGGGCCAAGGCCTGTTCGACGTATCCCGCGCCGTCGCCCAGGTAACGCCACACCAGGGCGTCTACCGTGTCGTGCTGCCGCGTGCGCACCTGCATCAGATCAATTCCACGGTCAGGTGCGTGCGCCCGACCATATCGGCGATGGCCCATTGCGCATTGCGCCGCTGCGCGCCGGGCGCCTCGTCCAGCCACTCCATGCTTTTCTTGTCGCTGACGGACGTGGCCGTGCTGTCGTAATCGCGGTAACGCTCGATCAGATCGGCTTTTGCCGTGCTGTAGACGGCGCGCCGGTACTGCGCCAACAAGCGCGATTCACGGTTGATGCGCGCGGCCGGCACCTCCACCAGCGCAAGGAATCCGGCGGCGGCCTGCTTGCCCTGCCAGTCGGCCAGCTCGCGGTTGACCTGCAGGATGGCGTCGACTACGGCTTGCACCAGGCGGGCGTCGGTGACGGTGCCATCCAGGCGCATGGCGTCGCGCATATCGGTGAGCAGGATGTCGGGAAACCAGCCGTCGTTCTCGATGATGCCGGGGGCCGGTGCTGGTGGCGCCGGGGTGGTGCCGGGCGGGATGGACGGGGGCAGGGCCATGAAGGACATACGGGCGCTTTCAAAAGTGGGCGGTGGACGGGGTTCATCAGGTCAATATTGTTGCCAATGCGTTGGCCAGAATTCCCCCGTGCCGCCGTGCTGCGGGGGATGCTCTTTACGTGGAACCGGCCGCGCGCTTGAGGCGCCGCTCCAGCTTTTCCATATCTTTCTTGACGCCGCACGACTCCGACAGGGCGCGCGCGCGTTTCAGCTGGGCCATGGCCGTTTCCGCTTGTGCCACCAGCGCCGGGGCGATGTCCGTTTCGTCGGCCTGGTCCAGCACGGCGATCATGGACAGTCCAATCGCCTTGTGCAGCTTGGCGCGCGCCTGGTCTGGCGCGTCGCTGGCGGCCGTCAACTGCTCGACGGTGCCCAGCACCTGGGCCGCGTGTTGCGGATCGGCGGCCAGTTTGCCGTGCAGGAAGCCCTCGGCAAATTCGTCGAGCATCAGCGTGGCGATGTCGCGGCTGTAGGTGTCGGGCAGGGTGAATTTGTGCGCCAAAGCGTATTCGGCCATGACCAGGGCGCGCGCATACTCGCCCGTGTCGATGTGCCACACCAGCAGGGTGGCAAAGACATCATCCTGCGCACCCTTGCCGCCGGCCAGCACGCCGTCGATCCACTGCGCATAGTCGGGCAACAAGGTGGCCTTGACCTCGATCTTGCGTTCGACAGACTGAATGGATTTCAGGCGGCGGCGGTCGTCGGCCAGCTTGTAGAGCATCAGCTCGTAGGCCGTGCCGGTGGTCACGCCTTGCGGCGCGGCGGCGCCGGCCGTGCGCTCGGCCAGCATGCGCGCGCGGTGGCGCAGGGCGGGGGATTGATTCGCCATCACTTGTCTTTCAGCTCGATGTTTTCCACCAGCGCGGCCAGGCCCAGGTCTTCGATCACGTAGGCGTCGTTGGACGACTCGTAGTTTTCGATGCGGTCGCGCTTGGGCTCGTCCACCACGCGGCGGCGGCGTGCGCCGTCCTGGAAGTAAATTGACAGATTGTCGAAGCGGGTAATCAGGATCGCGTTGTCCGGGAAGTAGGGCACGCGCGCCGCCGGCAAGCCGCCAATGCGTTTCTGGCTGATGATGATGTCGGCCGCCAGCGTTTCCGTGGACGCTTGCTTGGTGTTGACCAATGGAAAATACTTGTCGTTCAACAGCTTGCGCCCGACGATAGCCACCAGGTTGGTGTCTTCCTGATACCACGGGTCCAGCAGGTTGACGGCATCGGTGACGGCCGCGTCCAGGTTGGCATAGTCGGCGCCGTCCGCGTCGCCGACGATGACCTTGCCCGGCATGCCGGTGGCCACCAGGCCCAGCACGCGCTCTGGCGCCTGTTCGCGCAGGTGCTGCAGCCAGCCCTTGTTCACGTCCTGCAGCAGCGGGTTGGCGGCCAGGTCGGTGGTGGCCATGACTTTCACGCCATTGAAGCCGATGACGATGCGGTCGAGCGCCTGGCGCGTCAGGATGGCATTGGCGACGCGCGACTGGAAGTCCTGGAACTTGGCCCAGGCGTCGAGCTTGGCATAGCTCAGATGCGTGTCGAAGTTGGTTTGCTCGCAGCGGTATTTGGTGCTGTCCATGGTGGACAGGTCGCGCGTTTCGCGTTCCTTGTCCTTGGTGTTGGTGCGGCTGGCAATCGGGCCGGAGACGCCCAGGCCCAGCTTTTCGCCTTCCTGCTCGCCCACGCCGATGATGTTCACTTTCGACAGGAACTCGCTCGATTCCTGCATCTTGTTTTCCAGCTTTTGCTGCACGCTGGGGGTGACGCTGAAGGTCTTGGCCACGTTGTCCGTGTCGTTCAGTTGGCCCAGGCGAGTTTCATATTGGCCAAAGACCTGGCGCGTTTGCTTTTTCATAAATCAGTCCTCCGTTGTTGAATGGGGTGTGGTGGATGGCGCAGGGGTTTAGAACTCGGTCTGCACGGCGCCATCGCCGCCGGTGGCGGCAGGGCGGCGCGGGCCGTTGCCGGGCGCCTCGTCCATCTGTGCCTTGAATGTGGCCAGTTCGTCCTGCGTGGCCTTCAACGCTGTTTCGGTTTTTTCCAGGCGCTTGATGGCGTCCGCATAGTTGTCGTTGGCGGTGACGACGTGGCCGGCCAGCGCCTGCACCGCTTCGCTGATGTCGGCGAACTGCGCGGCATCGGCGCCGGATTTATTCGAAAAGCGCGACAGCAGGTTTTTCACGGCGTCGGCCAGCTTGATGCCCTGCGGCTCGTCAAACTCCAGCGTCACCTCGACGGCGGAAGTAAACATGTTGGCGCTTTGCTGCTTGCGGCTGGCCGAGAATTTCAGCGCGTCGGTGCCCAGGCTGGCCGGGCTGTCGGTGACGCCCAGGCCGACCAGGTAGGGCTGCGCCGAGTCGGCAAAGTCGGGTTGAATTTCCAGGCTGGTGTACAGCTTCTGTTTCGCCTTGTTGATGGCCACCAGTTCCGGCGTGGGTTCGATCTGCGCGAACAGGGCCAGTTTCTTGCCGCTGTCGGTGTCCACCTCTTCGGCTTTCACCGCAATCACGTCGCCGTAAGCCTTGAACTGGCTGTCGGGCAGGATGCCCCGGATGTGTTCCAGCCAGATGCGCGCGCCGTAGGTTTTCGGGTTGTAGGTGGCGGCGAGCTGCTCGATGGTGGCACGGTCGATGTTGCGGCCGTCCGTGGTGGCGCCTTCGGTGGCGACGCGGAAGAATTGGGATTTGGTTGCCATGGTGGTTTGTCTCGGTTGATCGGATAACGCCATGGTCAACGTCTTGGCGCCGCGATTCAATGCGATGCGGGTTGCTATGGGCCATAGCGACTTTTGCCTTTCCCCGCTCCGCGCGCGCGCGGCCTACGCTGGCGGCATGTTAGGAATCCATCAAACCCCTGAAGAAAAAATCGCCGAACTGGCCGTGCCCGAATCCGAGCCGCGCCGTGCCGCGCGCGCCCTGTACTGGAAGGGCTGGCGCATTTCGTCCATCGCCCGCCACCTTGGAATCAAGCGCAGCACCATCAATAGCTGGAAGCTGCGCGACGAATGGGACAAAGCGCAGGCCATCGAGCATGTCGAGGCGGCGGCCGAGCTGCGCCTGGTGAAACTGATCGAAAAAGAGGTCAAGAGCGGCAGCGACTACAAGGAAATCGATCTGCTGATGCGCGCTGTGGTGCAGGCGGCGCGCGTGCGCCGCTACGAGCAGCCGGGCGGCAACGAGGTCGATCTCAACCCCAAGCTGGCGAACCGCAATGCCGGCCCGAAGAAGAAACCGACGCGCAACGATTTCAGCGAAGAACAGAAAATCCAGCTGCTGGACGCCTTCCAGGATTCGCTCTTCGACTATCAAAAGGTCTGGTATCGCAACGGCGACCAGCGCACGCGCGCCATCCTCAAGTCCCGCCAGATCGGCGCCACCTGGTACTTCGCCCGCGAGGCGTTGGCCGACGCGATGGCAACGGGCCGCAATCAGATTTTCCTGTCCGCCTCCAAGAGTCAGGCCCACGTCTTCAAGCAATACATCGTGCAATTCGCGCGCGAGGCGGCCGGCATCGAGCTGACGGGCGACCCCATCGTGCTGCCGAACGGCGCGCACCTGTATTTCCTGGGTACCAATGCGCGCACGGCGCAGGGCTACCACGGCAATTTCTACTTCGATGAATTCTTTTGGACGCAGAACTTCCAGGAACTCAACAAGGTGGCCTCGGGCATGGCCATCCACAAGAAGTGGCGCAAGACGTATTTTTCCACGCCATCTTCGACCACGCACCAGGCTTACCCGTTCTGGACGGGCGAGCTGTTCAACAAGCGCCGCGCCAAGGCCGACCAGGTGAATATCGACGTGAGCCACGGCCGCTTGTCGTCCGGTTTCACGGGCGAGGACAAAATCTGGCGCCAGATCGTCACCATCCTGGACGCGGAGCGCGGCGGCTGCAACCTGTTCGACATCGACGAGCTGCGCAACTTCGAATACAGCCCGGACCAGTTCGACAACCTGCTGATGTGCAATTTTATCGACGACTCGGCCTCGGTCTTCCCGCTGGCCGAGCTGCAGCGCTGCATGGTTGATTCCTGGGTCGAGTGGGACGATTACAAACCGTTGCTGGGCCTACGCCCGTTCGGCAACCGGCCCGTGTGGATCGGCTATGACCCGGCCTTGAACGGCGACAGCGCCGGCTGCGTGGTGCTGGCGCCACCGATGACGGCCGGCGGCAAGTTCCGCATCCTGGAGCGCCACCAGTGGCGCGGGCAGAGCTTCGAAGACCACGCCGACACCATCCGCCAGATGACGCAGCGCTACAACGTCGAATACATCGGCATCGACACGACTGGCATGGGTATCGGCGTGCTGCCGATTGTGCGCGGCTTCTTCCCGGCCGTCACGGCGCTGAACTACTCGCCCGAAGTCAAAACGCGCATGGTCTTGAAGGCTAAAAACATCATCAGCAAGGGCCGGCTGGAATTCGACGCCGGCTGGACGGACATTGCGCAGTCCTTCATGGCCATCCACAAGACCCTCACCCCCAGCGGGCGGCACGTGACCTATGTCGCCGGCCGCAGCGATGAAACCGGCCACGCCGATCTGGCGTGGGCCTGCATGCACGCCCTCGATCACGAGCCATTCGAAGGCACCACCGACAACCACCACTCTTTCATGGAGATTTATTCTTGAGCAAAGCACGACACTTGCGCGCGCGCGGCCAGCAGGCCCTAGGCGCACCATCAACAGCGGCCACGGCGCCGGCCGCCGCCGGCATCGAAGCGTTTTCCTTCGGCGACCCCACGCCCGTGCTCGAGCACGCCGATATCCTCGACTGCTTCGAATGCTGGAAGAACGGCCACTGGTATGAGCCGCCCGTCAACCTGGCAGGCCTGGCCAAGTCCTTCAACGCCGGCGTGCACCATAGCAGCGCGATTCACTTCAAGGCCAACGTGCTGGCGTCCACCCTCATTCCGAGCAAGTACCTGTCGCGCGACGCCTTCAAACGCATGGCCCTGGACTTCCTGACGTTCGGCAATGCCTACCTGGAAGACCGGCCCAGCCGCAGCGGCAAGGCGCTAAGCTATCAGCATGCGCTAGCCAAGTACATGCGGCGCGGCGTCGATTTGGATACCTATTTTTTCGTCAACGGCTACCAGGCCGTGCACCAGTTCGACAAGGGCCGCGTGTTCCACCTGATGGAACCGGACGTCAATCAGGAGCTGTACGGCGTGCCGCAGTACCTGAGCGCGCTGCAATCGGCCTGGCTCAACGAGGCGGCTACTTTGTTCCGCCGCAAGTACTACAAGAACGGCTCGCACGCCGGTTTTGTCTTCTACATGACGGACGCCGCCGCCAACACGCAGGACGTGGACAACCTGCGCCAGGCCATGCGCGACAGCAAGGGACCGGGCAATTTCCGCAACCTGTTCATGTACGCGCCAAACGGCAAGAAGGACGGCATCCAGATTCTGCCCGTGTCCGACGTGGCCGCCAAGGACGAGTTTTTCAACATCAAGAGCGTGACACGCGACGACCAGCTGGCCGCGCACCGCGTACCGCCCCAGCTCATGGGCATCCTACCGAACAATGCCGGCGGCTTCGGCGCCGTGGAACCGGCCGCGCGCGTCTTCGCGCGCAACGAGCTGGTGCCGCTGCAGGCGCAGTTCATGGCGATCAACGAGTGGGCCGGCGTAGAAGTGGTGCGCTTCGCCCCGTATGACCTAGCCAAGGGCGGGGAGGGCGCGGCATGAGCGACCATATCGACAACACGGACAAGATCATCTTCGCTGAAGTGGCGCGCGGCCTGGCCGCTGTGCGGCGCCGGCCGGGCCTCGCGGCGCATGGCTGCTGCCACTACTGCGACGAGGCGCTGGCGCCCGCGCTGCTGTTCTGCAACGTGGACTGCCGCGACGATTACGAGAAGGAGCTGGCGGCCAAGACCCGTGCCGGTCGCACAGGATGACCGACACGCCGCGCTAGCTGGCAGGGCAGGGGCGCGACAGCCCAGCCGCGCCAGAGCGCCCCAGCCACCGCACAAGCCGCCCACGAGGCGGCTTTTTCACGCCCCGACGAATGAAATTGCTCTTGCGGCAAGAAAAAGGCCCGTTTCGGCCCGGCGCGCGCAGTTGTCCCCCCTCCACACCTACCCGCTATATAGGGCTCTTTTGACTCAAATTTGCGCCATGGCCGAAGGCGCATGAGGACTGGCGCGGCGGGGCGAAGAGGGGGCATGCGATTTGACGCATTTTGACGCACTTTGAGCGGTTTTCGCCTATAGACTGAAACTCAGGTGAGAGTGCTCTGGATCGCCTGAGTTCGTAACCGGATTTGATCATTTGCTACGAGGAAGTGCCAGATGCCAGGCATGGCCTCTATTACGAAGTGGATTGCTTCTACTATTTCCCGCAGGGAAAGGTATGTGCTTTCGCGAATAACCCAGCACAATGATTATGTCTTTTTGTTTTGTGTAGTGAAAAATCTGAGATGATCGCCTGCCGTAGGTGTTTTCATCGAAGGTGTTTCGGTAATTTTGTCTGTTTCAGACGCATTTTCATACGGGCCGCAGTGATAGTGCCAAACATTATTTTTTTTGTAATCTTGTGCTGCGGGTATCATTTTGCCGTTGTTCAGCCATGATGGTTTATTCATTCCTTCATGGGAGAGACCTTGGACTATACCGCTCACCCAGAGAGCTAGTCGAACCTTTTCATCAGCGGTCATGAATGGTAAATCTGTCAGGAAGTCCTTGTCAGAAACACCATATTCAAATTTTGGATGCAGATAGACTTCTTTTATTATTGTCATATAAAAAAAGGTCCGCAACGCGGACCTTGATAAGGTGTTCTAATAAATTACCTAGTAGCAATTTTTGCAGGATTCAGCGACGTTCCCATGATCTTTGCCATGATCTCATCTAGGCTCATTGCGCCGGTAAATCTTGTCATATTGCTTGTGTCGTAGGGTGCGTTTACGCGCGCGCACAACTCATCTTGTAGCTCGTGCGCCACTTTGCTATCTTTGGCAAGCCGATCCGTCATTGGTCTCACGCGTTTGCGTACCAATGTTTTTCGTGCTGAATGTACTGTGTGTTCGATGATGAAGTTAGCCAT